ATTGAACTTATGAAGATTGATTTTAACACGCTTGAAGAGGTTAAAGAATCAGATTACTTTAGAGATATAGGGCTAGAAGCTATGGATATAGTTGCATTTGCTGATGTAGTGGTAAAAAACTTTGGGCTTGAAGATATAGAGTTTTCAAACATTATGGCATGGCAAACAGTGAAAGATATAGTTAACTGCGTAGAAGATAGACTAGAGTATATAGATGCAGATTTTAGAGGAGTAGAAGATGAGTGAAAATCTAAAATTTAGGTTATGGAACGGATTTAAAATTTTAAAATGGGAAGAAATAATTAAAATTTTTAAAATAACTGTTTTCATAGAGGAAAAAGAAGATCCGTATAAATTGATGCAATACACAGAAATAAGAGATAAAAATGGGAGTGAAATTTATAATGGAGATATTGTAAAATTATATACTCTAGAGTTAGATAAAGAAATTACAAGAGAAGAAGACAGTCAGGATGATTTTTGGGAAATAAGAAAGCATAATGGGGCTTATGTGATGTGGTTTTCTGAAAATGATTTTTATTATATTGATAGAAATATTGATTCTATGACTAGAGATATGCCAGATGATTGGAATATAGAAGTGGTGGGAAACATATATGAAAACAAAGAGCTTATAGATGATGCTAAAACATAGTGTAGTAGTACTTATATCTACTCAAGAAGAACTAAATCAGTTTGCGGAGCTAGAAGATGTACCAGAAGATGCTTTACATATAGATGAAGATTATGTTGCTTACATGGATGATGTGCTATATGTAGTTCCGTATAGCCAGATAGATGAGACACACTTTATGAGACATGTTAAACCAACACTTTTTAGAAAGTGGTACAAAAAGAATAAGGAGATTAGATGAGTGATTTTGGGTGGGCTTTATTTATGATAGTAGTGGTATTAGTTTATGCAAATAGCGAAGGTAATTTTGATAAGTTTATACAGCACGATTGTAATCAGACAGTAAAAGTAAAATAAGAGATGAAAAAGTGTAACGGTATGTACTGCACCAAAAGATATGAGTGTTTGCACTATGATGAGTCAAAGAAAAAGACAAAGACTAGAGGTAGGTGGATAGACTCAGAGAGATGTATAGAAGAGAACTATAAAGAGATGAAGGAAAAAGATGTTTGAGAGATTAATAGAGAAGTTTATATTGATGCAACTAATGAAGCTGGAAGAGTTATCGAAGCAGTTGGTAATTTCAGATAACATCAGTCCGATAAATCAAGCAAAGAATGACTTAGAGAATAGAGAAGTGATACACAGTATGTTGAGAATAGAGTGGATATTGACTATATGTAAAAGGATTGTAAAATGATAGATTTATATAAAGGCGACTGTTTAGAGGTTATGGATGAACTTATAGCTAAAGGTGTTACAGATGGATAGTCAAAAAGTTTTATACAATAAGGTAGGTGGCGATGAAAGTTATACTCCATCATATGGGGTGCAACCTATAATTAAGCATATTCCAAAAGATGCCATTGTTTGGTGTCCTTTTGATAAAGAACATAGCGAATTTGTAAAGCAGATAAGAGCAAATGGAAATGCTGTAATATATTCACATATAGAAGATGGTAAAGATTTTTTTGAATTTGAACCGACAGAATGGGATATTATTGTTTCAAATCCACCATTTCAAAACAAGAGGCATTTTTTTGAAAGAGTTTTGAGTTTCGGAAAGCCTTTTGCATTACTAATGACAAACGCATGGCTAAATGATAAGTATTCTAAATGGGTTTTCAAAGAAGCAAATAGAGAAATGCAACTTTTGATGTTTGACAAAAGAATACACTTTGAGCAAAATGGTCAAACAAAAAAGAAAACTACATTTTCGAGCAGTTATTATTGTTCAGGCTTACTAAAACAACAGATAATTTTAGAGGAATTGGATGAAAAATATTTTGAGATAGCTGAGAAGAGGATAGAGGAAGCGTAATGATAGTTTATATATGTACAAGATACAGTGCAAAAACACAAGAGCAGTTTGATGAGCAACTGAAAGCTACTAAAGAGATTTCTAGGGAAGTTGTACTTGCTGGACATGAGGTCATAGTTGCTCATTTGTATTATCCTCAGTTTTTAAATGATGATGATATAAACGAGAGACTTGTTGGAACTCAGAGTGCAATTAAACTTTTAGATGTTTGTGATCTACTTTTAGTTTATGCTGGGCTTGGTGTTTCAAGTGGTATGAGACAAGAGATAGAAGTTGCTAGACAAAAAGGTATGATGGTATATCACTTTGATGATATTAAGAATATAAAGGAGATAATGTGTCAGCTAAACTAATATCTTCACATATTGGATCAGAAGGAGAAGTTGTTGCTCTTACTGAAAAAGGGTGTTATGTTTATGGAAAGCCTTTAGATGAAGAGAAATCCAAGAAGTTACTAGACAAGCTAAAAGATGCAAAAGAAATTAACGTAGAACACTGGACTTTAGAGTGGGAGTTTTCTTCTACTGGTACAGGAGTTATAAAGGCTTGATTTAAGTCAAGAGAATAAAGAAAGATAAATAGTATACTTTTATAAACAAGGAGAAAGTATGAAGACAAAAAATATTTTTAGTGAGAGTGACTTAGATGCTATTATAGATAGACCTATAGTTGAACTATCTGATGACTTTACAACATTTTCAGCATCAAACTTAGGGTTTAGTGTAGAAAAGAGAACTATGGTATTAAATTCTGTGGTGGTTGGAGAGAAAGGAAGTAGAAGCAGATTGTATTGTTTAAGAGCAATAAGAGATGTGAGTCCACCTATTGAAAAATGGAGAACAGCAGATGAGCTAATTGATAAGCTTAATAATAGTGAAAGATGGTATAGACTGGCAACAACAAAAGAGATAAAATATATCTTTATGAAGCTGAATGAGTGGGATGATGACACACTTGAATATAGAAAGATGAAGTAGGAATATGCATGACTGGATTCTTTAAAGGTAAGCCAAGAGGTCAAGTAGATATGTTGTTAATAGATAAGCAAGAGTTTGGAGAGAAGCAGATAAAAGAGCTTATTAAAGGCGTGAAAGCAGAGAAGATAGTGAAAGGGAAGAAAAAGTAATGAATGAGTTTATAGTATGGGATAATTACGAAGAAGAATTTATATGTGATGAAGATATTGCAATAAATTCTCATGGTACTATTTTTGAGTGCAACCCAGATGCAGAAGTTTTTAATGTTTTAAGTGATGGAATGAACAGGTATTTAAAACTTGACTACATAGGCAAAACAGACATAGAGGGCAATAAGATTTATGCTGATTGTAGTATCTTAAATATTATTGATTGTGAAGATGCAATTTATAAAGTTACATGGAACGATGAATCTTTAAAGTATCAGATTGAAAGGATTAGCCCTGATGATGGCGATTGGTTAATTTCAGATTTTGATGAAATGGATAGCGAAGACCTAGAGGTAATAGGCACTCTACAACAAGACAAACACTTACTAGGAGAGGAAGATGCCAACTAAAGAACAGATAGAAAGTTTTATGAAAGAGGATATGCACAATTCAGTGCTAGTAACAGCTAGACATTTCGGTGTAGAGCCACAAGATGTATGGGATATTTTAAATGACAAGCAAGTGAAAGAAGTGACAGCAGAAGTTGCAAGTTGTGAAAATCCTCATAGTAGTGCATATATATGTACGGTATGTATAAGAAATAGACCATCAGAGTTTAGTTCTACTTTTAAGATACAAAAGAAGCTAGGAAACATAAATCATACATGTGATGGATATGTAAACAAGGGTAAAAAACAATTGTTTTAAATGACTGATATTATAATTATAGTGCTGAGTGGGGTAAAGCCTACTCCACTTAACAGACTATATAAACCTGTATGCAAGTATGTGGGAAAATGTTTAGCATCAATTATATTATCAGAAGAATCTAGGCAACAAAAAAAGTTGATACAAATGGAAGTGCTTAGACAAAAGCAAAACAAGATGCTAGAAGGACACTTGAAGTTCTATATGGATGTAGATGTTAAAAAGATAAAGTCTCCAGATATAGATGCTTTGCTGAAACAGCTTTTTGACGCACTAGAAGACTTGTGCTATAAGAATGACAATCAGATACTGGACTTAAGAGTGAGAAAGCACTTAAACGCAGGGGAAGACAAGTTGACTATACTTATTGAAAAAGTTGATATATAGACATTTTATAAAAAACAAGATACAATATGGCAAAGAATATCAAGCAGGAAGTTTAAATGGCTGATAAAACAGTAGCAGAGCAGATAACTGATTTTGAAAACAGGATAGCAACTCTTGATACAAAGATAGACCAGATAGAAGCTACAAGAGAGATAGAGGAAGGTGGTGCTGGCTCTAGGTTTAGAACAGAATACACAGATATAGATAAACTGTATAAAAGACGAGATAATTTAAACAATCGTCTTAGAACACTTAGAATGGGGTCATAATGAGTAGCACATCATTTTCAATGGCACATCTTGTTTATGGCGGTGGATATAGAACATACGCTGAAGGTGCAAAAAAGTCAACTTTAGGTAAACCGCTTTATGATGGCAACATAGATAAGATAGATGGAACTTCTGCTTCAAAAACAAGAAGAGAGCTTCACTGGCTTAACGTAAACACTACAGATATTCCAACTATGGTAGCATCAGCTACTTCAAAAACGATTGGTATATCAATAAACACTCAAGTAGAATCTTCATCAAAAAAATTCAATCAGCAAGCAGAAGAACTAATAGAAGAACATAATAAAGTTGGAGTAGGAGAACTTACAAACAAGTTTCACTTTAATGGAGCAATGAGAGCTATAAGTAACTTTGACTTACTTGATGGTGGAATAATGATTAGACACCACTACAATACTGAATGGGCTATTCCATATAAGTATGAACTAGTTGGTGTAGATATGATAGACACTAGCAAGCATACTAGATATGAAAAAGATAAACCATCAACAGTAGCAGGTCTAGTATTTAACAAATGGAATCAAATCACTCATGTATGGATATACGATACAGATGATAAGAGAACATCAAAAAAAGTACCATATGATAACTTAACATACTACTCGGAAGTATGGGTATCAATAGGTCAGCAAGTAGCGATATCAAAACTTTCATCACTTCTTCCAACTTTAGATCAAATAAGCCAGTATGGAAAAGCAGAATTAGACTCTGCAATAGAAGAAGCAAAAGCTGGTGCATATCTTAGATCTACAGCATATAATGAGATTATGAAGTTAGCTATGGATAGACTAAATGAAGCTAATGGAACTTCTTTTGAAGGAAAAGTACTAGAGATAAAAGAAGTCCTAGCAGACTTAGCAAAAATAGGTGTAGGTAATTACGGTCTATCTCCAATACCATCAGATGATGAGGTAGTATTCAACACTTCTAAAAGAGATGGAATATATAAAGACCTTAACGATAACTCTGAAATGAAAATGTCTTCAAGCATAGGAATGTCTTCACTAGGTGTATACAGTAAAGCAGATAAAGTAAACTACTCTGCAATGAAGTATGTATCAGAGACAGATGGATTAAGCGCCTCAATAAGATTCGACAATATATCAAACTTGATTATAGACGAGATAAGATCACGACTTGTGCAAGTAGGTATTCAGATAGGAAGAATAACCGAAAGAGTAGCATACTGGAAAAATCCTAGTAAATTCAATAAGTTCAGATACCTAAGAAGACAAAAGATAGATATCGAACCAGCAAAAACAGCACTTGCAAATAAAACGAATATAGAGTTAGGTATAAAAACTGAAGCACAGATAATCGAAGAAACTGAAGGTGTGAAGTACGAGACATTTATAAAGAAGAAAAATGAGCAGGAGCTTTTCAAGTTTGAAGAGGATTTAAAACTAACAGAACAAAAGAAAAAGTTAGCTGAGAAATACGATATAATAGTGGAAGCAGAAGTAGTGAAACCAAAAGAAGATACGGGAGATGCACTTATGAGTCTGTATCTTAAAGAAGAGGAACAAAAATGAGAACAGAGCAGATGAAAACATACCTTGCAAGCGGAATGTTTGCGACATGTCCAAGTTATATGGAAGGGCTTATTGCAACAGTAAATAGTGGAGAGGTTGCAAAAGAAACTATCGAAGGTATTTCTCCTTCACATAGTTATGACGTTCAAGGAAATGTAGCTATCATAACTGTAGATGGAGCTATGACGAAGAAGAACACTTGGATGAACGCTATGTGTGGTGGTTTTACTTCGTATGATATTTTATCTGAGTATATTGCAAAAGCAGAGAAAGACACATCGGTGGATACTATTTTGTTTGATGTGGATACAGCAGGTGGAGAAGTTGCTGGTGCCGATGAGGTGGGAGAATTGATTTTCGCATCATCAAAGAAGACAGTTACTTTTTACAACAATCTTGGAGCAAGTGCTGGTATCTGGATTTTCTCTGCATCTAAAGAGATTTATGCAAACAGAACTGCAATGATTGGTTCGATTGGAGTTCTGGCTGGGTATAGGGATGATAAAGGCGAAAACAACGGTAGTATTAAGCTAGTATCAAAAAATGCTCAAAATAAAGATTGCTCATTAAACGGGGATTGCAAACAAAAGATTCAAGCAAGAATAGATGATGTTGAAAAGATTTTCTATGAAAGGGTAATGAGAAATACAAACCTTTCTGCTCAAGAGATTGCAGGAAAGTTTGGCTATGGAGATGTAGTTTCGGCACAAGAAGCTAAAGATGCTGGTTTTATTAAAGACATAACTACTTTAGATTCTATAATAAAGTCACTAAAATCATCTTCAAGCATGGGTTCTACTTTTGTTCCCACTGCCTCAGCAAGTGCAAACTTGGCAAGCGACAATTCAAATGAAATCAATCAAGGAGCAGACATGAAGTTTGACAGAGAAAATTTAGATGAAACTGAAGCAACATTTAATGCTTTAGTCGCAAACAGAGATACGATGACAAGTCGTAATGATAGTTTGACTATGAAACTGGAAACAGCTACAACTGCTTTAGAAGCTAAGACTGAAGAAGTACAAGTTTTAACAGCACAGCTATCTGAGGCAGAGGGTAACTTTAAAGCAGAGATTGCAACAAGAGTTGAAGAAGCAATTACTACAGGAGTAGATGCCAAAGTAATTCTTGCAATGGTAAATGCAGAAACAGCAGAAGATGCAAGTAAAATAGCATTAGAAGCAAAGAGTTCAGATGGTGGAACGCATCAGTCAGATGCAGATGCAACACAAAAGAAGCAAGATGCTGAAAAAGCATATGCAATGAAAGTTGCAAAAAAATTAAGCGTATAAGGAGAAAGATATGCCTTTAGTAGAACAAGTAGAACCTCAAGATAATCTTGACGTAGAAGTAAGACTGTTGAAAACAGTAACGGTAGCAAGTGGAAATTCAGTGTCTCGTGGAGATTTAGTCTCAATAGCGACAGGAAAAGTGATTCCATTTTTAACAACAGCAGACCCATATACAGTAATGTATGAAGATGTAGATGCTTCAGCAGGAGATGTTGATGGATTAGCGTATAGAAGTGCAGATATTAAAGCAAGTGAAGTTGACTTTGGTACAGGTACGGATGCAGAAGTAAGAGATGCTTTAGATTTCAAGGGCATCTATTTAAGAGACTAAGGAGTTTCACATGGCAATTAGAACAAGTGTAATTACAGCAGTAGCAATACTGCAAACAGTGGATATGGCAATCGCAAGAATGGCGTTCCCTACAGAGTTCACACACGATGGTGTAAAAGTTGAATTTGACTTTTACGAAGGTACAGACGAGATTGCATTAAAAGGTAATTTTGCTAAAGAATCCAACGTGGTTGATAAAGATGGATATAAAACTATCACTGTTAATCCTATGGAGATCAATGAGTCAATTGTTGATGCAGTTGTTAATGCAGGTAAAAAGAGAATAGGTGAAACTATTTATGGTGACACAACTGGTGGTCTTTCTGATGCTGAAAAAGCTGAAATCGAAGATGATGCAACTAAGTTTGGTAAACTGAAAAAACGTAGTCAAAGACTTATCAAAAAATCTATGTACGATGTTCTTACTACTGGTAAAATTGTAGTTTCTGGAGAAGGAGAGACAACAGATGAGATTGACTACGGTCTAACAAACATTATTGTAAATGACAATGCTACTGCTGGTCAGTACCAATGGAATGATACAGCAAACTCATTTCCAGTAGAGCAACTTGAAACAGAAGCTCAAGAGATGGGTCAATATGCAGTTGATACTTATGTTCTTGGTTATGAAGCTAAGAAAGCGTGGGCGAAGCATCCGCAAGTTAGAACTACAGATAACACAACATCTGGTAAGCGTGCAAACTTTATCCCTGCAACAAAAGAAGAGAAAGCTACTAAGTCTAGTAAGTATATGAAGTATCTTGGTCAAACAACTGGAGATACTGGTGTACCTGTAGATATATACTATGAGTTAGAGAAGTATGGTGGATCAAACTATTACTTAGACAAAAACTATGTAGTTGGTTTCACTATGGGTGATGGTCAAAATGCTCAACGTCAATATGGTGCAATTCCAGTGGCAGAAGGTATGGGTGAAAACTCAGAGCTAGTTCTTATTGAAGATAGAGAGTGGATTGATGCAGAAACAGTTAAAGATCCAGCAGGTGTTAAGAGATACTATAGAAGTTCTCCGTTGCCAACAATGAATGTTCCAAAAGCATTTATCTCTATCAAAGCTACACTAATATCGTAAGGGAGTAGATAATGAAAGCAATAAAATTATCATGTAAATCAGGCGGTTTCAAGTATGGAGAAACTGCCGAAGTAGGTAAAGGTAAAACTCAGATTTCACTAGAAGATGCGAAAGCGTTAGTGGGAGCAGGTTTGGCTACTGAAGTTAAAGAAGTGGTTGCTTCTTCTGGAAATGCAGATTATGAAAAAGATATCAAAGCACTAGAAGCAAAAGTAACTGGTCTTGAAGCTCAAGTTAAAACTTTAACAGATGACAAAACTGGTCTTGAAGCTCAAGTTAAAACTTTAACAGATGCTTCTAAAGCTAAGAAGTAGAAGTTATGGCAAAGACAGTAGAGTTTACTAAGTCAGATAAAGTTAATGGTAAAGAATATAGGAAAGGAACTATTAAAAGTGTTTCAAATTCTATATACAAAACATTAATTGGTAATGGATCAGTAAAAGACTTTGTTGAGAAAAAGTCTAAGTCAAGTAAAGAGTAAAAGATGAGTGCAAGGGACTTAATAGATCAAACAAGAGCAACTTTTGTAGATGCTGATACTGCTCCAACGAGAAGTATAGTGTATATGAGAAGTCGTGATGATTTGGCAATTCCCTTAAATTCATTCGTTGGAGCAGGAACTTTTAATAAGATAGAAAAAGATAAGATTGATGATTATCAGTCATTTGGCGGTTTGAAATTAGAAGAAGTTCCAGTATCAAGTGTAGATGGGGATACAGTCATTTATGATGGAGTAACTTATAGAGTCAGAAGAGTTGCGAAATTAGGTGGACTTTACACTGTCTATGGAGAAAAAGTGAGACACAGAGGAAGACCATAAGTTATGGCTATTAGAATTGAAATACATGATGGTTCAGTACCAATGTTGGAAAAGATAATAGAGATAAATTATGGAATGGCTCTTGATGCACTAGATCATGCAGGTATAGTTTTAAGAGATTCTACAAGAAAAGCATTTAGAGCTTCGAGAACGAATTGGAGACAGTCTTATATTAAAGGCGAGTTAAAGATTTTTAGAACAAGCTCAAGTAACGTTCTTGGGAAAAGAATGTCTCATGTTGGTAAAAACAGCAATGGAACTCCAGATAACATGGAGAGCTTTATAACTTCAAATCTGATGACAAAAAGTTTGACAATGGTTGTAGGTGGAAAGCATGGAAGGCTAAAGCCAATGCTAAGGAAAGATGGAAAAGTTGTTGGATATGCGAAGACAGTTGGTGCGGTTACGAAAGGTAGCTATGCTATACTTCAGAAGTTAAATAGTGGAGATGTTGATACTGACGACAATGACTACGTTGATAAAGTGAGAGCCAAATCAAAGTTCAGAAACCCAAACTATAAAGGACAAAATTTTATAGAAAGAGGTAGAGCTAACGCAATGGGTCAAGTAAGAAGTATTATGTCTGATAAACTTGAAAAACTTATACAGAAGAAGATCGATAGAATAAATGTAACATCAAGAGAGGTGGTAACAGCATGAGAGGTAGTTTAGCAAGATTTATTGACATACAGGGTTGGGCTTCTTCTACATTAAAAAGTAGTGTAGAATTTAACCAGTTCTGCGTAGACGTATTGACAGAGGAGCTATCTTTTTATAGCAGTTTCCCATTTAAGGAAGAAGTGAAAGCGAATAATCTTCCAGCTATAATTTTTTATACAGAAGTTATGGAAGGAGATAATGCTTCAACAGCAGATTTTTTTAGAACTTGGACATTACCGTTTGTAGTGCAGATAATTCCAAATGAGAAAAGTGAAGACGTTGGTGGAGTAACAAGCTGGACTTCAACTTTGGATATAAAGAAGATAATTTATAAAGCATGTGAAATATTAGAAGCTAACGCTTGTAATATAGAGGGTGGAGATGTAAGGTTTCTAAAAATAGAAAGCCTAACAACCACAGACATAGATGAGGCAGATGATTTACAGGCACAAGTGTTTGTAATGTTTGGCGAAGATAATGGACTATAGTAGGAGAATATTATGGCAGAAAAGAATTATAGATTCACAAAGTTAAGAGTTTGGAAAGAGGATAATGCTAATGTTATCCCAGCAAACCCATCGGCTCTTATAGTTAAAGGTCTTATTAACTGTGATGTTAAAGAGACTCAAAAAACAGAAGTAAACACAACTTTAGATAGTGGTGGTCAAGGTTCTAAAAAAGACAGAGGAAGCTCTGATTTTGCTGGGAATATGGAATGTAAAACAACAGGCGATATGATGCCTTTTATCGTAACTCACGTTCTTGGTCAACCAGCAGTACCAGTTTCAGCAGAAACAGATACATGGACAACTTTAACATCTTATGCTAAATTTAATAAGCATACTTTGGCTGGAGATATTGTATCATTGGCAGGAACGACAGCTTTCATGTTGGTGTGTAAAACTGGTGGAGATACTGGAGCAACAGAGCCAGTTCCAACGGAAGTTGGTGAAATAATCACAGATGGAACGGTAGTGTGGGAAGCTAGATTACCAATTTGGAAATATACTGGTTCTTCTGAAGCATGTTTACCGTCATTCGGGATGGAAGGTGAAGCAACTTCTGGATGTAGCTTGACACCAGATACTTTTGTAAAAAGATTTCAAGGTAACTATCTAGATGGTTATGAGTTTAGTAAGTCTAATGGTACGGTTATTCATAAATATTCTATGCCAGTAAAAGGTTCAAGTGCAGTTGATAGCGTTATAGGAAATCCAGATGGAACACCTTTTACATCTATTGATACAGAAGCAGGGTATACAGAAGTTCTAACGGTGGATAAAGCATTTAGATATGATGATCTTATGATTCAGTTTGATGGAGCAGAGCCCATTGATGCTAGAGACTTTACTATGTCTATAAATAGAGCAGTTGTTCTTGATGATGCATTGGAAGTGGGAACGAAAGTTTATGATAATCCAAATATGGTAGTTGAAGGTAGCTATATGCTTAAATTCACTAAAGCACAGTATGAAGCAAGTTATAGAAGCACTGCTCAAGAAGTTAAAGTGCTTTATGGAAATGATAGCGGTTCAGTAGCACACTTCACATTGCCAAGTGTTGAGGGAGATAGAGTTGACCCAGATTTCACAACTGATAAAGTTGCGTATATGACAATTCCTCTAACAGCAGATGGGGATAATACAACTAAGACAATTAGTTATATAGTGTACTCAGAGGTAAAGTACCAGTAATGGTGTAGGGCTAAAGCATTTCCTTGTTTTGTGCTTTAGCCTGAAATTTTAAAAACAAGGAACACTACATTTTTACAAATAATCATTTTTTAGATATAATACATACATTCAAAAACAAGGAATACACATGAAAACAGTAAGACAGAGAATAGATGAGCATATAGCAAAAGGGAATGAAGATGTAATAGTGGAAACGCTAGACAAGCTTGATTCAAAAGTAGTTTTAGCACCAGAGCTTGAAATAAAACTTGAGGCAATAGGAAATACGCCTATTCTTGAAAAAGATAGATATAAAAAGATTAAAGACAAAGATGAAAATGGCCTTATTGCAATTATAGAAGACTTAATAACGAGAGAAGAAGTTAAAGAGTTTAAAGCTGAAGAGATCGGAGATTTTATTCATGCTGTTATAGAAAAAGTAACTTCATATAAAGATGAAAATGGAAATTATAAGTCCACAGAAAACACAAAAGATTGTGACTTACCAGATGCTTTTGCAGTTGAAGACTTATTGAAAAAACTCAGTAAGACAGAAAAGCTTATGATGTCGATTTCTAAAGTGGAAGCAGAAGAAAAAGAAAAAGCAATAAAAAAATACACAAAAGCATCAGAAGAGCTAAATAATATGGTGTTTGATATAGTAGGTCTAAATCAAGAAAACCTAACAGATTGGGAAAAAATGCTAGTTGCAAACATGACATTCTCTACAGTGAGAGGATATAGAAATCACGCTCAGGGAAAGCGTTTTCAAAACTAGTAGAGTGGTGGTTCAATGAGGATAAAATAGAGTGGCGAGAGTATATTAGAGAACATAGAATATCTGACGATGAGCTCTATGAAGATGAGCATAAGGGGAGATTGGAAGCAAGATTCCCACCAGATTCAACAAGATTAGCATTTAAGATATTTGGGTTTTTAAGAGAAAATGAGAATCTCACTACAAATGTGGGAATGGAAGGTAGCTTTACAGGACTTGATAGACAAAAGCTTGCTGAATCTGCAAAAAATATGTATGGGATAAATCTATCAAAATACGCATTTATGGTTACAGAATATGAAACAGAGATGCTAAAAAAACAACAAAGGGAATATGAAGCTAGGAAATAGCTTCTGCCCAACTGCATTAATTAAAACAATCTTTTATTTTAGATATAATAAGCTATAAACTTCTTAAAGTGAGAGTAAAATGGCAACTTCAGCAAAAACAGTCTTAAAAATTGATGACACAGAGTTAGAAGCAAAACTAAAATCGGTTTCAAAATACTACAAAGAAACTTTTTCAGAGATAGGAAAAGTAACACAAGAATACAATAAGGCTGAAAAAAGACTCACAGCAGATAGAAAAGAATTAATTAAGCAGACTGCAATACTAAGAGAAGAGAAGAAAAAGTTAAAAACTCTAACAGGCGAAGAGAAAAAAACACAACAACAATACATTGAAATACTACAGAAACTTCAGCAAGAGCAAAAAGATAATATAGCACTGCAAAAGATAGATATTGCAAATACAAAAAAAACAATAATTGCTAAAAAACAAGAAGCACAAATATTAGAGAAGCAAGAAAATACATTAAAAAAAGAAACAAAGGCATTGCAAGCAAATACTTCTGCACAACTTAAAAATAACGCAGTAATAGATAAACAAAGTAAGTCAACTGAAAATTTAGCAAATCAAACAATTAGATATCTAAGATGGGCTGGTACAATAGCTGGGGTTGTGTATGCAACACAAAGAGCATGGGATTCAACGCTAGGAACTGGAATCCAGATAAACAAGATGGTTGAGTCAAATACATTTGGTATCTCAGCTTTAACATCAGCAAATACAAGAATGGTGGATTCATTAGGAAACTCTATAACTCCAATGGAAAAATTTATTGCAGGTCAAGCAATAGCGAAAGATATTATGCAAGAGCTAAGAGAAGAAGCTCTTAAGACTCCTGCAACATTTGCTCAATTAACAGAAATCTATCAGCAAGCAACAGGTCAAACATTAGCAATGGGAGATGCTTTTGGTGGTTCAGTTGAAGAGATAAATAAAAACACAGTTCAGTTAGCACAAAGATTCTCAAACATAGCTGGTGCAATTGGTCAACCTATGGATAGAGTAAAAGAAGAGATAAGAAGTGCACTAACAGGAAATGTGTCAACAGACTCGATAATCTCTACTATGATTTTTGGGTCGCCAACAGAAGCAAATAAAGCAATAAAAGAAGCAAGACAAAGAAGTAACGGACTTAAAGAACTGTTTGATCTAAAGTTTGAGCCATTTGACATTCTAGCAACAACAAAGTCTTATGAAAAAGGGTTCTTGCAGATGCAGGGTGCTTGGCAAAGAACTATGGGCGATATGGTAGAAAAGTCTGGAATGTTCCAAGATATAACAGAAACTTTTTATGAGGTAGCACAAAGCCTAACAGAAAATTCAGATGATATTGTAGAAAACTTTGATGATATATATGAAGTTGTAAAAGATATAGTTGGAATTGCTGAAAACGTAGCTATACCAGCAACAGCAATAGCTTCATATTTTGCACTAGCAAAAGCAATAGATGCGGTAACAGCATCAGCAATGAGAAACCCATATATAGCAGGAGCAGTAATCGTTGGGACAGCAGGGTATTCAATAGCAGAATATTTTAGTGATGAAAACAAGAGATTGCTTGAGCTTTCGAAAGTATTAAACACTTCAGTAGAAACATTAAGTCAACAACCAATAGATACAATAAGAAAAGGTAAAAAGCTACTAGAGAGTGAATATAATGAATTAACAAGTGTAATATACAACCTGCAGAAAGATATAGCAGATGATAGTTTCTTTGAGTCTGATGAAAATCAAGCAAAAGATGTAAAAGATTTAAAGACAACTAAAGATAAATTAACAGTAGTGGAAAATCATTTAAAAGCACTTCAGGATATAGCTAGAACTAAAAATGAAGAAAGAGTTGAATCTGAAAAGACATTAGAAATAGCAAAAGAGCAGGCTAAGTTGATAGCTGAGTTAGCTATAGATAGAAAAGTGCAAGAGGATATTACTAAATTTATTGCTAAAGAAGAAGATAAAATTGTAGCTTTAATGGAGAAAAAGAAGCTATGGTCTGATGATTTAACTAAAAATCAAAAGAAGCTGTCAGACGAGAAAAAAAGAGAGAAGCAGGATACGATAGCAATAGCTGAACTGCAAAGAGTAATAGCTAATAACAGAGCAGGGATTAGTGAAGTAGATGAAAAAATAGCAAGAATAAAGTTAGATAGGCTACAAAAAGAAGAAGAAAGAAGAAATAATATATGGGTAGCAGAACAAGCATTACTTGGTGTTGAGGTAAAGAGATCAGATTTATTAAATTTAAAAATTCAAGCAGAAGCAGAAAATTATGCATTAACAACAGCAGGTAAAGAAGAGGAAGAGAGCAGATTAAAGATATTGAAATTAGCTTTTGAATATCAGCAAGCTATAAACAATGAAAAAAAGAAAGATGTAAAAGAGGATGATAGGTTAGATGAAGATTGGGCTAGGATACAATCAGAACACTATTTATCAATGGTGGAGAGTCAAATATCTCTATCAGAATCGGCAAGCAATTGGGGTAGTAATCTAGAAGGGGTAGCTGGAACTATTGCTGACTTATCTTCATCAATGGCAAAATTTGATTTAGATAGGTTGAAGTCAACTGAGGCTCAAGCTAAGTTAGATATTAAATATGCAAAAATTGATGAAAAGATATGGGAAGACGAAAAGAAAGCCCAAACTCTAGCGTATAGGTATATAAAAGAACAAGACAAGATAAAGAAAAAATCATTTGAGAATGAAATGGATGGATATGCTGGAGTGGCAGGTGCATCAGCTAATTTCTTTAATCAAGAGAGTGATAACTATAAAACACTACATACGCTAGAAATGGCTTTACAATTTGCAAAACACACATCTATGCTGATGGATGATATTAATAATGCTAAGAAAGTATCAGCTTCTACGACACAAATTGGATTAAATGTAGCTGAGGGGGCAACAAAACAAGCGACAGAGGGAGATCCATATACAGCAACAGCCAGAGTATTAGCAATGGTTGCTTTGTTGGCAGGAATAGCAGGGGCAGTTGGTGTGGGTGGAAGTAGTGGTGGTGGTTCAGTACCATCGGCTATCTCTAGTGATACGATAGCAGAATCAGAGTTTAACACACTGATGATAGAAATGGCTAATGAACCAATATTAGAAAGACTAGATAGGATGGTAGATTTACTAGAAATTATAGGTCTTGAAGGTACTGCTGGAAGAACAAGATTAGCTCAAAGTGCAACTCAGTATGAAATGGATACAAGACTTCTAGCAGAAGAAATTATAAGAAGCACGCAGACATTAACTCTTGGTGCTGGATATGGTACAGCTACGCAAGAAAACATAAGATTTGCATGGGAAAATCAGTTCTCAAAAGCAAACGAAGCAGTAGGGGATAGTCTATTTGACTTAGGTGGAGCATTTGAGAAGGTAACATTTGACGCAAATGTATTTAGAAATAATACTTTAGCTTCTTTAAGTGCTATATATAATCAAGGGTTGTTGCCAACACTTTCTGATTGGACTCAAGGTTATAAAGATGGAGTTAGGGATGATATAGAACTTGGGCAATGGGCTGTAGCACAAGGAATTGAAAACATAAATAAACTACAGGAAGTGACACATGAGTACATAGTGTCATTATCAGATGTAGTAGATACAATGAGTGATGCGAAAGACACGTTTAAAGAGCTATATGATGACTTAACAGGAACAACTACATACGAAGACAGAGATTTAGCAAAAGCAAAGAAAGATGTAGAGAAGCTTTTAAGTGATACAGGACTAGATTTTGCAACATATTTAGAAAAGCAAATAAGTATAATATCAAAAGTAGAGAAAGAGTTTGGAACAGACATTTCAACATTATTTTTAAGTCAAGACCCAAGAGATTTACAGGATCAGGCAGATGCATTATCTTCGCTAAATAAAGCAATGGATAATGCTTTTGGGGAAGGGGTTCAAAGTGCATTAAATTTTATAGACAGCATAGAACTATACGCAGAATCAATACTAGAATCATCAAACGCTATAATGAATGTTGCAGAAGCGCAGAGTATTATTCAAGATGACATTGTTAACCAATGGGAAGAAGCAGATGATAGGCTTAGTTCTTTATCAGAAACTTTTAGTTCACTAGGACAAAGTATAGAAGACACAATATCAACACTTCTAGGTGGAAGTGATGCTTTAGATGCACAAGATAGACTTATAGAGGATTTCTGGAACAAAAGAGAAGAATTAGACACTTTATTGTTGAAAGATACAAATCTTACAGAATCAGAAGAAGCAAGATTAAAAGTTTTAACTGGAAATGTTACGAAGTTATCAACAGAGATACAAAAGGCTTCAATAGGGGACAATACAAATATAACCAATGAATTAGTTTCAGAGTTGGGGATACTTAGTTCTGAGTTAGCTGACGATGAAAACAGATTATCTATGGAAGATAAAGTGCAGGAGTTGACAGACACAGCAATAGAGTATCTAGGAGAATCTTCGCCAATAGTTGAATGGCTAAAAACTTTAACTGGTGTAGTTGGAGAGATAGGCTTTAATCAATATGCAGAACAAAAAGAAATAGATCAAGCATATGCAAGAGTAGAGACAGCAAATCAAGTTGCAGAAGCCACAGCAGAACAGGCTTACGGGTCAAAAGAGTTAAATAAAATCTTTCAAGAGAATCTAGGCAGAGATGTAGGAAGCGAAGGTGGAGCAGATTTTTGGCAGAATATAATAGAATCAGCAGACACAAAAGAGCAAGGGATAGCATTAGCTACAGCAGGGATAAAACAAAGTGAAGAATTTTTAATGAAGAATGCAACACCATTTGCTAATGGTGGTGTAGTAAATAGACCTACTGTGTCATTATTTGGAGAAGCAGGAACAGAAGCATTTGTACCACTTCCAGATGGAAGAACAATTCCAGTGACTATGAATAACAAGTACCCATCAAAAACTTCATTAGAAAGTTACGCAAGTAGAACAAACGATATGGAAGTAAAAAAACTTTTAGAGCAAGTTATACAAAAATTAGATACAATATCAGTATCAAGTTCTAAAACAGCAGGATTCTTAGATGATTCACAGAATGGGAATAGACCATTATTAGTAAAACAACAGGCATAACAGGAAGAGGTAAATAAATTGAAGTTTTTTATACCACAAAATGTAATAATTACAGATAGTAGCATTGCAGAGAATGAGGGTACAGATGGAACAATATACCCGTTTGTAGTTACTGATAGCTATGCTAAAGGTGTAAGAAGATATTATGGAGCAAGATTATGGGAAAGCTTCACTGTAATCCACCCTCTATCAACATACTCATGGAACGACCTAGATCCAAACAATAAATTTACAACAAGATTATCGGATAACGTAATAATAGACAGCACCACAGTACCAGTAACGACAAACACAATAGTATATGTATACACAGAAGAAAAATACTATCAGTCAAAACAAAATAGAACAGTAGATTTTACAACAGAGGCGTATGACCCTGCAAATTGGGATGATAATGTAGGTTCTGATTATAGATATGAATGGAGTTATCCACAAGAAGATTCAATATATTGGAAAGATTTAGGTGCAACAAATAGAAATAAATGTGCAGATAAAGCTATAAATACTCAATCACAAGAAGAAGGAACAGAATCATACTTTGAATTTTTAGCAAAAAATATAAATGAAGTAATACTATTTAACTTTGAAGCGGAATCTGCAAGAATACAAGTATACAATCCAGCAGATTATGATCCAGACACAGAGATAGGAACACCAATATATGACAATATAAAAGACGGTCTTTTAAATACAACTTCAATAATAAACTGGAGAACACTAAGCCAATATGAGCAATCATTTATAAAAAATGTAGATTGGAACTTACCATTTTTTGTAGGAGAAGTAACAGTAAGAATAACACTAGCTAATACAGTATCAACAATATTAAAGCTTGGCGAAATATTAATGGGGCAGACACAAGAATATGGCATAACACTAGATGGTGTACCAACGCAAAAGAAAAGCTCTGGTAAAATAGTTCAGAAAGATAATGGAGAAGTAATATTTGAGGATGAAGGAGATATAACAAAGATTTATGACACTTTTGACTTTAGTATATCATATGATAGCCCTACTGTAGATTCAATATCTGATAAAAGTAACGAGCTAATAAATAGAAGAGTAGTAGTTTTTGCAGAAAATACAGATAAAGAAAAATACAGGTCACTTGTAGTTTATGGATTTTCAAGAGATGTTTCATATGTATTTAAAGCAAATAATCAGCAATCAAAAATAAATCTAAAAGTACAAAGGTTCGTATAATGGCAACAACAATACCAAAAATAACAGAAGTAATAGATCCGTATTCGGTAACTCCAGTTTTAAATAGCTCAACCTTCCCCGAAGATATAGACACATATAATGGAGAGCAACCTTCTAGGATTGCATCAAAAAATACTGTAAACACACAAATAAATGCAGTAGTAGACGCGATGAATATAGTGGGTGTTGAGGTAGAGAATAACGCTCTAGTGGCTCAGTCAGCATCAGAATATCAAGGAGATTGGTCAGATACACCAACTTTACCTGTAGTATATCCGTACCCATTAGGTGTATCTGTTTCAAACGCAGGTAAAAGATGGGCTTCAAAAGTAAATAACAATACTGAAGAACCTGTAGCTGAAAGTGCAAATTGGGCTTTACTGCCAGAAGCAGGGATAGCAAGTGTGGTAGAAGATACTAGCCCAAAGTCAGGGGGAGTATATGATACGAATTCTTTCCAGCATCAATTGTCTATAGGGGCTGATGTAGCAAGTGCAACAGCATTACCAATACTAACGGATGGGAATAGTTTTACTGTCACAGGTACAACAGCTATAGAGTCAATAGATACAACAGGTAAAGTAGGAACACAAATAACGCTAAGATTCGCAGATATATTAGTATTGACACATCATGCAACTAATTTAATTTTACCTAAGGGTGCGAACATCACAACACAAGCTGGAGACGTGATAGTTTTAGAAGAATACGGAGCTGGTACTTTCAGATTTATTTCTTATGAAAGAGCAGACGGTACAGCATTAACAGAGCCTATATCGACACCAGCAGGATTAGTTCTTTTAAGCACAACAGTAGCAAGTGCTTCAGCAACAGTAGATATTGAAACAACTTTTGATGCTACATATGATGATTATATGTTAATCGCAGATAATGTAGTTTTATCAGCAAGCGGTTGGATTTCAATAACCATGAAGCTAGCTGGAGTATATCAAACATCAGGATACTATTTCCATACATCAACATTGCAATCAAATGTAAACACATATTCATCTGCTTATGCTCCATCAGCGCAATCAAACATTGGAACTACTATGTTTTGTGGCGTAAATGCTGGAGATAGTTGTAATATGAAAATGGGAATATTCAACCCCCACAACACGACAAAATATAAGCATATACACTTTAGTTCATCAGGAACGGATGGTTCGTTTATATTTAGTAATGATGGTAAAGCTATGTGTAATGCTTCAACAGGAGCATTAACAGGTGTAAGATTCACACCACCATCAGGCGCGATAACATCAGGAACATTTAGATTATACGGAATAACAAAAACATAAGGGGATAATATGGCAAGATACCACACAACATCAGAAGGAAAAAAACCTTTTACAGAAGAAGAAGAATTAGAAGCGGATGAAAGAGAAGCTGAATATTTAGCTGGAGCTAAGAAAAGAGAAACTGATAGGATTGTAATTCACTTTAAAAGTATATATTTAGAAACTGTAAATGCGAAGCTAAAAGAACTTGATTATGATTCTTTGGCAACTGTAAAGTTGTGGGAAGGAGATGAGACTTTTGGAGCAGAAGCTACTAGAATAATTACATGGTATAAAGCCATAATTGATATGAATTATAAGCTAATAACTGATATTACAAATGGTATAGTTGAAGTACCTAGTGATACAGAGTATAAAGCTATGGTTGATGGGATGACATTCTGATGGAAGGTAAAATAAGAGTAGATAATATACTACCAGACAAAGTAGATATTAGGGATTATTTTTACAAGTCTAGTGGGAAAGCATTACCATCTAAGTTTAATTTGCGTGAATTTACAGGAGATATTGAAGATCAGTTACAAACAGGTTCATGTGTTGCCAATGCAACTGTAAGTGGTCTTGAAATGCTAAAAGCTAAAGATGGTGTGATAGAAGACTACTCAAGATTATTTCTGTACTATAATCTAAGAGAACCATATGAAGATTTAAAAGGTAAAGACATAGGTTCTCATCTAAGAGATGGGTTCAAATCTGTAAGTAAATTAGGTATATGTCTTGAAAATGAGTGGGAATTTAACCCAAGCAAGATACATGAAAGACCAGATGAATCATGTTACGAATCAGCTAAAAAAAGATTAGTGACAAGATATGAACGTATAAATATATATAACGACTCATTCTTAGATAAAGAGCTAGATTCGATAGAAGATATAAAAGATGCTGTATATAATGGTTTTGCAGTAACTATATCTTGTAATGTAGGAAGAAGTCTATATAATATAAGAGCCAATATAAAAGATCATAATTACTTAGGTGTAAATGGAGATAGTGTTGGTGGTCACGCCATGCTAGTTATAGGCTGGGATGATGAATTAGGTGGTCTTATAGTTGAAAACTCTTGGGGTAAAGCTTGGGGAGATAATGGAGAATTCTTATTTAAATATGGAATATTCCTAAAAGATGCAAATGACGTATGGGTATGTACAGAATTTGATAAAAAAGAGATAGTAGAGCCAGAACAACCAGTAAATCCAGTGAGGGAGATTACGGAAGAAGATAAGAAAGATAAGACAAATTATGTTATAGTTGGCTTATTGGTTGCTATATTTGCAATTTACATGTTTGCTTGAAAGGATACAAAGATGAGAAATAGATTGAAGAGAATATTGATAGATGTTATGATATTATTGGGGATACTGTTACTATTTTTAACAGAGTCATACAGTATGTTGCCACCACCATTACAGTTAGTAACAATAAAAGCGATACTGGTAAGTGCTGGAGTTGTTCATGCTCACATAGTAAGAAAATTAATGTTTGATAAGGTTGATTGGAAATCAAAAGAATTACAAGGAAATCATTATGTTTCGATTGCTTTTTATATCGTTCTTCCTATTTGTTACGCTTTCGGGGGCTGATAGGTGTAGAGCTTACATTAAAGATGTAAGGAAAGCACACTATAAGGTTTTCGGACTTGATTATCCGTACTGGTATGGAGTAGGACAGTTAAAGCAAGAATCGTTATGTAGAGATGTTGTGAGTAGAGATGGTGTAGGTTCAGAAGGCGTATCTCAAATAACATATAGGATATGGGAGAAGTATTTAACACAACGTGGTATATACCATATAAGAACTACTAGAAATCAAATACATGCTCAAGCATTGATAATGAAGGACTGTAAGAAACAAGCGTACAGTTCTCATCTTTGGGTTGCGTACCAAGTATATAATGGTGGTTCGCTTGTAAACAAAGAGATAACTAGAGCTAGGCTTGATACAGGAATGAGAGAAATACCTCATGAGATAGCTGAAAAGTATTGCAAGAGAAAAACAATAACATTCTTAAATGGTCAAAAGATAAATGCTTGTGACATAAACTACGATTATTCAAAAAAAGTTTTTAAGTATGGAAATGATTACAAGCTTTTTGAGAGTAGATTATATAAATTCTGGTAAAAAGGACAAAATTATGCCAAGTTTGGATATAAAAGATTATATTTTAGGTTTATTGTTTGTAACTATTTTAGGTATGTGGTGGAGTTATAGTTCGGAGATAGATAGTTTGTCAGAAGACCTTAGGGATGCCAAAAAAGAGTATGAAGAGTCTATAGTAAGTCTTGGTATATCAAAAGCAAATGAAGCAACTCTTAGAGCATCTATATATACTATGAACACAGAAATAGAAAAATATGAAATAGATATAGAGACAAAAAAGAAAGAATTAGAAGAATGGAAAGCTAAGCCTAAGTATGATAAGTATAAAATACTTTATAAAAAGCTAAAAGACTATAACTTGACAAAGGAGAACTGTGATGAAACAGCTAATGTTATCAATGCTGTTGGTAGTATCGACTTTAATGACCTTCAGCGGATGCAGTAAGGACTGTAAACCAAAAATAGAGTATATAGATAGAGAGGTGAAAGTTTCAGTACCTCAAAAATGTATAGTTGAAAAGGTAGATTGTAATCCACAGGGAACTTTATCTGAGCAAGTAGCAATAATGGGCGAATGTATACTCTCGTTCATAGAAAAAGCAAAGGTTTGTCAGTAATGGATGAAGAGAGAAGAAAACAACCATCTCAAGCTACAATAGATAATACGGTAGCAATAGGTAAGTTAACAGCTATATCAGAGAGGACTACTAATGATGTAGATAAGCTTGTGAGGCATATAGAAAAGTTTCTTCCTGTTCATGAAAAGCTATCAAATCTTAAAAAAATTCTATATTCAAGTATGGCTGTTATTATGGCGTATGGTGTATGGATAACATTAGAGTGTCATAGAATGGATACTAGAATAGAAACACATTCAGCAGTTCAGACACAAAAAGAAAAAGAAATAACTGAAGACATGAGAAAGATAAAAGAAGAAATGAGATATATAGAAAAAAAATCAACAGAAGGTGTGTCAGAAAACAAAAACCAGATAGTTTACTTAAAAGGAAGATTAAAAGCTAAAGAAGGGAAGTCAAGTAACAGTTCTTAATTCTTTAATAATACTCTTAATGATCGAATTAGTTTCTGCCCTTGCTTTCTTGAGAGCAATAGGAAATTTAAGATCAAAATCAACAATAGTAGATTGAGAAGAAAAGAATAAAGGTTCTTTCGGAACATAGGATTTGAAATCTATGTCTTCAGAAAAAGTAACACTAGGTTTATTATTTTTAAGAAAAGACTGAATCATAGCATTATTTTTATCTTCATCTTCTGGCAAAAACTCTGTATCAACAAGAGAGTGATTTTCTCTGTAAGATAGTCTACTGCACTCTATACATAAAGAAGAAGTATTGTCAACCAAATAAGTCTTCCAAGCCTTATCATCACAAGCAGTACATACACGAAGGTACTGCTTAACTTTTTTACCATTAACTTCTATAACTCTAATCTCCATAAAACCTACTTACCTGTATTACCAAAACCACCATCACGTTCTTCTTCACCATCTATGCCAAACAGATAAGACTTATGTTCTAATAGAGTTATCTGAGCTACTCTTTGACCTTTTTTGATAAATAAATCATCTTTGTAATCTACTTCAAAATGATTGTTACCAGTTTCATTTACTCCATAGCTACAAATTCGCAAAGGTTTATGCACTCTAATCATAATCTCATCTTTATAATCCAAATCAATCACACCAACACCATTAGCAATAATAAGCTCTTTAGATAGTGAACTTCTTAACATTAGTTGTAAGTAGTGAGACTTTAATGTCATACTAAAGCTTTGTCTTAGTTCATGTGGTTGCTGTTTTGAATTGTTGTTTGCTATTTCATTAATAGCTTCATCAAAAGTTCTATGTGTTTGATAGAATTTCTTAAATATTTCATCTTTATCAATACAAACTCCTAAAGGTATCAAAACAGTTTCACCTGCACCTATAGTAATATCAGCATTAGCATATAAATCAACACACGCTGAGTACTTACTACCTCTTGTCGGTAAGTTACCACCATTAATCTCACGAAACATTTTTATTCCTTTTTATTCTTTTCAATTATCTTTTTGCAAAATAAACAATCTTATTTAATTCACGCTCATAATCCGTACCAGTATGCCTACCAATGTTAAAACAGAATGAAGCTTTAAAGATATTTCCTTGATTATAATTCATCTCCCTAGCTTCTATCACATCACCGCACTCTTTCCACTCAGGCTTAAACTTATAATAATCAGTAGAACCACCATTATTTTTACTACCCACTAATATGAACCTCCCATATCAGAAATATCTGCTTCACCAGCTTTAATATCATCTAAAACAGATTGCTTCATATCTCTTTCTCCAGTAAGAGCAAAGTTAATCATATCTCTGTTTAACCTCTTCTCTTCAGTAGTCAAATCACCGCCATCAACCATAGCAAGCTTACGCTTCAATTCAAGGATGCCACCATCAGCATCTTTTAATTAAATCAAATCTTTTTGATTATATAATCTTAGTTCTGCCATTATTTTATTCCTCTCTGGAAGCTAAAATTTTGTGAATCTTTCCAGAAATAAGCAGAAGCTCATCTGTAGTATATTGTTCAAGATACTCATCAAGATTTAAAGTGACAAAAACTTCATCTATTTTTAAATCAAGTGTCGGATTTACAACTTCAATAATACAAGAGGTATTTTCTCGATCAGCATCAATTCTCATAACTGTAGCGTGTATATTATCAAAAACAGTTCCATTATCACTACAGAAATCAATTTTTCCATTATTATTTGTTACGATTTTCATTACAAATTCTCCATATCAATTAAGTAATTGTTAAACGTAGGCATAATATACAGTTCAACAGTTTTACTTTTATTTACAATAGCAATAGACTCTTTAGCAGAGTTGATGCCAACATATCCTTGAAAATCAGAAGTCAACTTTTTAGGTAACAACTTTTTATCAACCATAACACCATTTACTCCAAGAATACCAGAGATATAATCAGAGTCAACAATTTTAACTTTCTTCGCAAACTTTTCAGGAAGATTAGAATGTATATCAGGAAACGCACCAAGAGTATCATTAGGGCGACTAATCGTAACAATCTCAACATTATCTACATCTAAACACTTAATGCATCCAGAGGATAGCTCAAAGGTCTTAGCTTTAGTTTGCTTTAGAGCTAAATCAACAACACTTTTACGAATATAAAACGGTTCTTTAACTACACAATAGTGCGTAACTTTAGAAACAGCTTTTAAATTTGTAGAAATAAGACTAGAATCACCAACATAAAGATAATTAAATCTAGCCTCAACATTTTTAACATCAACATACATAGAACCAAGTTCTAATATTTCTCTTGAAACAACCATAAAAAACTCCTTATTTTTTTAACTATCAAAATTATAATACATAAAACGAAAAAAAGCCTTGACATAAATCAAGGCTTCAACATAAATTTAAAAAACTTTTTTAGTTAGTGCTAGAACGGAATTTCATCTTCGTCTATATCAATCACTGGAACAGAATCAGGACTAGGCATAGCACGACTTTGAGCCTGAGATTGATTGTTTTTTTGACCAGCGTTAACTGTTTGATATTCAGTAGGAACTTGCTGAGTGTTTTGATACTGAGGTTGTTGATAAGACTGTCCACCTTGAGTAGGAGCATTGTTCGCACCACCACCTTGATTATCGCCTTTGCTATCAAGCATTTGCATAGTTTCAACTACAACCGAGTGCTTTGAGCGTTTCTGTCCACTTTGATCTACCCATTGGTCAAAGTTAAGTCTTCCTTCTACAAGAATTTTACTTCCTTTACGAAGGTATTGGTTTGCTATCTCTGCACTTCTTGCGAAGAATGTGATATCTACAAAACATACTTCTTCTTTCTTTTCACCATTACTAGTGAATTTACGGCTTGTTGCAAGAGCAGTATTTGCTATGCCCATACCGCTTTGAGAGTATCTAAGTTCGATGTCGCGAGTTAAGTTTCCAACTAATATGACTTTATTGTACATATTTTTTCCTTGTTTTTTTTTAAAATAACTCTTCCCAAACAAGAAGAGCTTTGGCTGTAATATTGTTGCCTCCAGAATCTTTTGCAATAACAGCAAAAATATTTCCAGCATAAGCAAATGCACCGATTTTCTCTGCATCAAGTGAAGCATCAACAACAGCACCACCTTTGGAAGAACCAACATAAGTCACGAGTTCTTGAGCTATAACTTTTCCAACAGTAGGAACTATGCCAGAACCAACACCATTTATATGGTCATATTCCATCATAGAGCTGACAGTATCAACGTCTTGAGGGTTAAAAGTTCCTGTAAAAGAATTAACACTGATAAGCTGAAATTCAACTTCACCGAAAACATTACCAGATGGGATATAGACTTCAAACTTATACCCTATAAGTCGAGCCTTAACGCTATTAACTTTACCTTGATAAACGTCTTTGGCTCTAAAAGCAACAATGGTTTTAACATCAGTAGAATTCATAACAGCAGTGCCTTGTAGAGGAGCTGAACCACTTGTGAGAAGTTCTATGGGAAAATGAAAACCTCTATTTCCAACAGAAGAACCATTTCCAATCACACCACCATTCCATGAGCCAGACTTAACTACTGCTCCATCATGAGCCATTACAGTAATAGGAAAGACTGGTGTAGAAACATGGGTGGAATCTTTCTTTCCTTCGGTTTGAACCTCGTGAAGCTGATACCATAAACCATTTTGAGTAGTGTATAAAATAGGATTTTTTACACCAAGATAACCAAAAACAATTCTGTAGATGTTTTGGTTGGAAAGATTTATGCCAGTGGTATCTACTGAATCAAAGCCATCATTGAAGTCACTACCTTTTTTAACACCATCTTTGAAAAATCCAAAAGTCATACCATTTGAGCCAATTTCAATACAGAATCCATTTTGCATAGATGGATCGAAACCACCACCATGAATAAAACCACCGTTAGTTAAGTCTGCACTAAGAGTGAGGTCTATAAAACCACTATGACCTGCTCTGTATCTAATGGGGTCTATGGAACTGATATATGCCATTTCTCCTTCAGCAGAAGTAGAAGCAATACAGAGAGAATCAGAAGCATCAACGCTTGCACCAGCACCAACGACAGAAGTTTTTACATCGAACTGTTCATCTAAGTAGTTGTGTTGAAATTGAACAGAGACATCATCATGCTTTTTACCGCTTAGTTGCTCTCCAAAAGGAAAGACAAAATTTTGAACACCACCTACACCAGTCATCTCAACTTGGTTTTCTCCTTTTTTAAAGCGTACAGGAATGTATTTTCTAAAGTCAAAACCATTAATCATTATAGTAACCTCGTGATAGAGTATCTACGTTTTTCAAACATGGACTCTTTATGAAGTTTTAAATAAATATCATAATCAAATCTTGACTGATAAGGGATAAAAGGAGTGATGACGAGAGGATCAGCAGGTTCTACAGAAGTCCACATAACATCCATTTCTACTTCAATCTTCTCAATTGTAATCTCAGTATATCCATCGGAATCAGGGTCAAGAGGAACATGAAGCCATGTATCTTTAACAACCTCTATGATTTCAACAACATCTGCCATAAAAACTCCTTAAAATTAATGTACCATTATAGCACATCACTTCTCACTTTGTTTAATTTGAGCATATTGCTCTTTAATAATAAGCAAATCAAGCTTATCTTTAGCATAAATAACTTTAAAATCTAAAGCACTCATCTTGAATCGTCTTCTAGAATGGCAATTTTATCATCCTTGATTTTTTTGACGATTCTTAAGTTTCTTTTCCAAGACTTCATAAATCTTTTATCTTGAGATTCTATTTTATTTTGAAAATGAAGTATAACTGTATCTATGTTAAACTGCTTGACTTGGACTCTAGTTTCAAACTTCTGACTACCTCTTTCCATGTTAACATACATTGCCTTTGTCTTTATGGCATTAATGTCTTTTATAATCGTAGTAGCAAGAGAATGAGCCTCTTTGTCAGGCATGTACTTTTTCAAGTCATACCTATCTAATAGTATAATTTCCATTAAGTAAACCTTTTCTTTTTCTTGTGTCCAAACTCTAAGTCTCTGTAGTGAGGATGTTTGTCTTCAAGAAAAGCAAGCTTTTCAATATCTTCATGCATGTTTTTAATTTCAAAGACAAGTTCTTCAGGGATAGATGGAGTAACAGTTGCACTACTAGATAGTAGGCTTTCGATTCCACTTTCAACACTACGAATAGCAAGTCCAGTTTTTCTAGTAATATCAAAAGCAAAATTCTTAATATGAGCTTTTTGATACATGGTAGATTCACGATATTCTGAATCCCAATTATCATAATCTTCCAGTAGTTCAATTTGACGTTCAAGATTAATAATGTCATTAGCACTAGGAACATTAGACCATCCATCATGCTCAAAAGAAACATGTGAATTGCCTTCACCATCTGTATTGATAAATAACTGAATAGCAGATGCAGAACTAATATCATTAATAATAAAAGTAGAAATACCTTCTGGAGTGTGAGCAACAGCACAAGTGATACCACCATCAAAAAAAGGAATGGTGCGAGAATAAATATCATCGAGGTAAGGAGTATGCTTAATAGCTAAAGCATCAATTTCATCATGCATTATAAACTCACTTTTTTATCTAGAGCTTCAAGAAGATTCTGAACAGAAAATTCAAACTTTACATCATGCTTATCAGATTCTACAACAATAGAACGATTTCCAACAACAGATATAACTCTACCACCTTCAAAAGTAGCAACTTCTTCATGTAAAAACAGAGAATTTTTAGGTTTCTCAACAACTTCAACTTCAATTTTCATAACATTTCCTTTATCTTAATTAATAAGTCTAAGCTAAGACTATCATAATTAAATTCTCGCAATTCTCTAGCAAGAGTAGCTTTTTTTTTGTAAGTCTAAGTCATTTTGAGTGACGAGCCTAGCCTTAGTATAAGAATCGCCAACAATACAGTTATTTTTCTTATAGATACGAACACCTCTATCACAAATAAACATCGTTTTAGTCTCTCTTATCACAGTCAAGATTGGATTAGACCATCTTGAATTATAGGTAATTAAGCTACCAACCTCAAAGATTTCCATAATAAACTCCTTAAATTTATAAAATTATACACTAAGAAAAAACAAAAACACTTGACATGAATCAAGATACTATTATTTCAAAAACCTTTTAATTCTATTGTCTATATCAACATCAAACAAATCATCTTCAAACCCATTAGAAATACCTTTAGGGATAAGCTTATAAATAAGTCTATCAAAAAACAATCTTGCTTGCATCCTTAATGTGAATCTTTTGTAGAGATCAATAACAGTTTTTTTATCATCACGAATCATACCTGTATCTCTAAAAATTTGATATTCTTTGATACCAACAGTAGATTTAGTAGGGTATTTAACATTGTCAATATGTTCAGCAATGAATAAAAAGTCCATTTCTTTCCCATAAAAATCAAACGCCAATTTAACAACAGATATGTTTCCCATTCTGTCTATGTATTTTTTACCTAATATTATTTCCATCTTTAAATCCTTAATCTAACTATATTTTTTAATAAATTCTTTTTCAGTAATGAATGGGCTAAAATTAAGACAAGTTCTAACTGTGTTAATTACATACAGAACATCAGGGTTGTTTAAAGCAATATCTCTTCCTTCCCAATCTCTTGCATCCTCTTCTGAGTCAGTATTCCAATAGTCTTTCAATTCATTTCTAGAAATACCAGTAATATCTAATACTTTCTTTTGCGTAGTAGATGCAATACAACAAAAAACTTGTTGACCTTTAACAAACGTGTGACCATGATATAATAATAGTTTCCTAGCCATAATAAATCTCCTTAAATTTACACAATTATAACAACATATAAAAGTAATTACCTTGACCTACATCAAGATAGATTACAAATTTTAGAATCTATAGGTAATCATTTAAAACTAGATAGAACTAAGAATAACAATGCCGTACTTCTTCGACCAAACTTAAGAAAATAATACAATATAATCATGGACAACCTACTAACACAAATACTACTACTAGACATAATAATAGAGCTAAGAGTAAAGATAATAAAGTATAGATACAACAAAAAACAATAGCCTACTTCACTTCTTTAACGCCTGTTCCACTACATAGCTCACAACGAGACATTCCTTCATCCCCAATAGCAACACACACTACTCCTTCTCCATTACAGTCAATACAAACATCAGGTTTACCAAACACATTAAAAGCTTTTTCTGCAAGATTGCCAACATCAGCACTATATTCACAGATAAGTCTTCTATCCCCATCACTTATTGCTTTCTGT